TACAATATCAACACCAAGATCAAAACGGTCTTTTCTAATATGACCGAACATTGACATCATATTACCACGAGCACGTAGAATAGCAGCTACAAGCAGGTTGTTAATACGAATTTGTTTGATTACACTATCAGGGAGTAATTTACGCTTAATCTTATAGATACCAGCGTAATTATCTCTTTGTCTAGGATCTTCAGTTACGGCTAATCTAGGTACTTTTCTTTTATTGTTAGCAGATCCAACAGCGTGTTTAATTATTTCTGGCAAATAAGCAGACTTTTCAATAATAGCTCTATTGAACTCATCTTGCTTAACCTGTACAGAGTCAAGAACTATTTTTTTCTTGCCCTCTTGATTTTTATTATCATCACTCATTTATATACCCTTATTCGCCTAAAGCATAGAAAACACTAGCAACGTCTTCTGATTCGTTTGTAACTTGTGCAGAATATGAATTACCACTCTTGAGGTAAAGACCTTTCTTTAAAGTAGTTCCACAAGTTAAAGGTTCAATATCACCAGCATCAGATCCGTCAATTTCTAGCTTAAGTTTCTTATCGCTTTCAATATAGATGAATTTTTTAGTGTCATTATAGATATCTAGCTGAGTCTGTACAGCGGTTTCCTCAGGTAAACTCTTAATAGTATAAATCTCAATATATTCAGGGTTTACATCTGTGATCTCATAGATCCCAAAGGACACTGAGCTGAAGCCTGAAGTTATATCTACTTTCTCACCAATCTGAACACCAGCTTGAGAGAAGATTTGGATTTCTTCTGCAAAAGAAGCTCCTAAAGTAATTGGACCTTCAGCCACACCACCTTCAACTTCTACTTGTAGACTCGTTGCGTCAAAACTTAATACTTTAAATTTTCCTTGATTCGCTGCGTTAAAAGCTGAGCCAATTCTAACTACATCTCCCACTTGAACCCCACCTGTAGCTAGATCAAATACTGTACCACCAGTTGATTCAAACTTAAGAAGTGGTCCGTTTTTAGTCACTGTCACTTCAGTTGTAGCATCAGCACCAGTAGATCTAGCTGCTCTGAACTCAGGAGCCGTTCCACCGTTATGAGTGATTCTATATGTGTTTGAAGTACCTGATTTTAGGGCTATATCGTAGGTTGTAGTGCCATCGTCAGAAATAGATGTAATACCTGAAAAGAGACTTAGTGTCTCACCTGGTTGAATATCTACACATCTAGACTCTGGTTCACTAATATCGTTACTTTGCTGATCTAAAGTCCATTTGAAATGACTTTTTGTAGGGTTATTTGTCGGAACTTTATCCTTGTAAGCGTTTAAATGGACCAAAAGATTAAGTAAACTCATTATTTTTTCTCCAATTTTCTCAAGACTATATCTTATAGATTGTTATTTTCGTCAATTACCACAAAATCTTCTTCTTACTCTTAGGTTTTTTCGCAGAAGTAGGGGTGTTAGTAGCTAAACTTGCGATTTTTTGCTTCATTAAATCATTATTTACATTCCTAGCCATCTCTTTTAAGTCAGAAGCACTTGTAACTAGTTGTTTTTGTTTGTCTTTTGATTCTTGACCAGCTACACTGAAGCTGGGTTTAGCACCCTTACTAAATAGGTTTTGGAAGGGATATCTAATAGAGTCCATAATATCCGAAACACCTTCTTTATCGTGATACGGTTTACCTTCAATAATTTCACCCTTTCCATCTGTAGCCCACCTATATTCTCCAAAAGCATCGATTACAGGTCTGTTCTCAGGGGTGTCGATAATATAATATTTTCTTACATTTGTTGAATCTACAATCTTACCTTGTAGAGCCGAAATACCAGCAGCAACATCCTTTGTAAACTTAGGACATGTCCAGCCAGCCTTTCTTCTGAGTGTCTTTAGATATGAAGGGTAGTTTTGGTCAACATACCATTTATCTACACTATAGTCATCCTGAAGCTCAGTTCCATATTTCACAATATCGTCAATTTCAAGTCCAGGAGCCATGAATGTATGTAGATGCCAAATTTCACCACCTGGAAGTAGAGCCAGAACTGGCAATACAGTCCAGTCAGTAAAACCCCAGTCACCACCACCAATCTTCACAATACCTAAGTCCATTAGGTACTGTTTTAACATTATAAAATTACACGGTGTGTCATTACCCGATATTCTTTCCCATGCTTCTTGAACAGACAGTACATTTTGTCTTTCATCAAATCTAGGATAAACTAGACCTGAACTAGATGGCTTATTACATAGTAGCTGGGCATCAGCCATATCAGCATCTAGAGTCTTAAAGTTGTTATGAGTAGCTGCCAGCTTCTTATATAGACCACCGTGGTCATCCTGGGGTCTATCTACTAGGTAATTTCTCATGATTGGAAGCATTGCATGGTCTGCAATTCCTGCATAAGCCTCTAATCTCTCATATTTATGCTTGGTCTCATCTGGAAGTCTTTTCCAGTCTTCTTCTAAAAGAGTTTCCATAGGAAGATCTCTGGAAATATATCTAATCTTTCTAGGCTCATCTACCTTGGCTACATCATGAGGTATTCTTTCAGTAACATCTAGGATATTCCATCTAAGAATCTCACCACCAGCATTAATTGTTTGTTTAAGAGTCTTTTCCATCAAACCACCAGCAAACTTTCTAGTAGATAAATATACCGTTAATGGGTAGTAATCACCAAATGTAGATGGGATCATCTGCGCTTCTTTTAGGGCACGAGGGTCTTGAACAACATCAACCTCATCGATAAAAAGCATAGGAACGTGCTCTGAGTTGGCACCAGCAATTGTAGCAATAACAATACGAATATAGACCTCTTGACCTTCATCTGTAAGCCAGGCGATCATTTTCTTGTTATCTGAAGATTGCTTCCATCCATTAGCTTCCATATATGGCTTAAGCTTACGAAAGAAAGCGTTAACATATTGGATAGCTTTATCTGACTGTGAGCTAATAGCTGCCATGTGAGCTAGTGAGATCCTAAAGTGAAGTAGACATAGAACTTCTAGAGCAGCAGCTCCAAGTGTCTTAAATGAGTCACGAGATGCAAGCATACATACTTGTGGAATATCGATATTATCCCCAGTACGCATTAGTTCATAGATACGCCACATTGCATCTGCTGGACCGTGAGTTGAACTTGGATAGACAGTGCCTTTAGGAAAGTACAAATCAAGAAACACATATAGCCAGTTCTGTAAATCATCTACAGATTCTAGGGGCTTTAGCAAAATTTTACATTTGCTGTCAAATTCTACTTGTGTTTCTTTTTGCATAATAACTTTTTATACCAGGGTAGCTTAAGATAAGCCACTTCTTCTTTTAGTTCTTCTATAGTTTCCCTTATAGACTCTCTTCCATATCTGGACATTGTTTTTTCTTCATCCAAATTCTTTACTTTATCTTCTAATCTACTAATTCTTTCTCTTAGGTAAGAATCTTGCTCAAGTTGATTGGCAATCCTAGTCATGCCGTTTTCAAGCTGTCTAATTTTAGTAATAGTACCTTGCTCTCTTTGAGACATACCTTCTACTTTAGGTACAATCTGCCTCATGCCTGTGAGAGTTCTAAGTACTAAATCTCTTAATGGTATTTCAGCTACTTCTACTTCATAATTTTCCCTAAGTTTATCTCTGGCTTCTTCATGGGAGATACCTTTAAGTACAGCATAGTGCTGTACAAGCACTGGATCTATATTTCTCATTATGGTCTCTCGTTTGCTTCGTTAGTTAAGTTTTCTGCATTTTCTAATGTTCTTTGGAAGTTTCTTTCGTTTTCAGCTTCTTGACGCTCAAGCTGTCCATCACGTGGGAAAGCTACGATACCACCTAAAGTACCCATAACAGATGAAATAGATACAGCGTTAGATAATGCTTGTTTTACAGCGAGTGTGGCATCAAATATACCTAATTTTTTAGGATCTCCAAAAACACCATTTTCCACATCATATACTTTTTTAGGGTCTTTAATCATTTTTTGCAGTACATCTTTTATCTCATCTTCATTATATCCAGCATTCTCCAGTAATCTATGAAATGGAGCAAACAATGAAGGCACAATAATCTGTTGAACTACTGGATCTTCAGATCCGTTAAGCTCTAGACCTAAGTTTACAAGTACACGACATCCACCTGGTAGGCAGCCGTGATTAATAGCTGCACGTACAGCACAAACAGCATCTTCTGCACGGTCTGCTTTTTCTTTAAGCTCACCGTTAGAAGAGCCAAAGATCTTCAATTGAGCAATACCGCTAGTTAGTTTTCCAAGTCTTTCTTCTAAGAGAATCTTTTCAATTTCAGATTCGGCTTGATCCATATATTGCTTAATTTCATCAGCTCTTACTTCAATATTAGTAGGGTCTGGCTCACCTACGATTGTAGTTCTAAATCTATAAATCTCAATCTTTTCAACGCCTTCACCAAAGTCCTCTTCAGTAAAGTCTGTTAATGGATTTTGCATATCAAAGATCTTAGCACCAGTAAAAGCTGCAAGATCCATAAGAAAATGTAGTTGAGAATTAATAATCTGATTCAAAGGTGTTGTTAAAGGAACAATGTTAATTGTACCTGGATTAGGAAAGTTATAAGATAGGATATTTAAAACCTGCTCAGAAAACCCATGAGCTACGATTACCACGTTCTTATATTCCGAGTTACCTTCCACATATGCTTGACCAATTGTCTGCATCATATCGTTAATTTGTGCGTAGTCTGTAATCTTACCATCAAAAAGAACAAATAGGGGCTGTTCTAAAACACACCTTTGATTGCCCTGGTCATTGATAAATGCAGGGTGAAATTTACCGATTGATTCTTCATAACCCTTATCGATAGGAAAACCTTCTACAAGATTAACACTGTATGATCCAGATGGACCCGAAAGCTCTTGGATAGTAACGTGAGATGAAGAGCTAAATCCTGTAATATCAAAAGCTTCCATTACAGCCTTAGCCATATCAGAGTCTCCATTAGCAGATACCTGAGCTACTTTCTCTAGTAAGTTCTTATTTTTATTATTGATTTTGATAGATGCCTTGTCAATAAAAGGGATCATATCTTCTTTAAGATATTTACTAACTAATCTAGTAGCTTTTTGTGGAGAGTATTTTCTGTTATTTTTACAGAACTCAAAAATATTTTTAATTAATGCTGAGGAGATAATTGTGGCTGTAGTAGTTCCGTCACCTGCTTCGTTAACTGTACGAACAGCAACGTCACGAGTTTGTTCAATAATAAGGTGTTCGTATGGATCATCTGAACCTAAAGCCCTAAAAATACTAACACCGTCTTTTGTGTTCTTATTAGGTATGCCTGGAAGGTCTGACTCCAAGATAACATTCCTACCACCTGGACCTAAGGAACTGCCAACAATTCCTGCCACTTTATCGATTGTTGTGACTATAGTATCCTCTAAGTGCCCTAGATTACTGGTAAATAGTTTCGCTGGTGTTTTGACTTTTCTAACAGACATAAAGATATCTCCTTTATAATTATAATACCACAATAGATTGATTTGATTTATTACCTTTCACCCTATATAATACCATATATTGGAGGTAACTATGAAAAACACGTTATTTTACATTTTGTCTGTTGGTATCGCTTTTTACGCAGGTAGTAAGGTTCTAACCAAGACAGTTGTCAAAAAGGTTGAGGTTAAAGTAAAAGACCCAGTATGTATTAGTATCGAACAAACTCTTCATATTGTAGGTAATAGCTATGATAGTTGTTTACAAACAGTTAAAGAGAAAGAAGAGGAAATTGAGCACAAAGAACATGAGTTAAAAAAAATAGACAGTGATCTAGAGATTTGTGAGTCTAGATACAGAGAAGAGTATGAGAAAGTATTACACCCTGAAGAACAAAAGCCTGAAGAACCTAAGATGATGGAAGATCAAGGAGAATATTATGAAGAGTATAGATAATCAAATGTATGCGTTATTTTTAGGTCATTTATTTATTCTATATTTTGTTTATGAAATGACTGAAGCTATGAATTTCTAAATAAGATGTCGAGTTCTTTCTCTTTTTTTAGAAAGTGCTCCTCACATCTTTGATTACCTCTTTGGTAGTCTTCCTTTTTATAGGGATTATTTCCATATTGTGTAAATGACCAGAGTTCTTCATGTTTTCCAGCTCTGGTCTTAGGACAGTCGCAGCATTTCCATTCTTCTTTAATCTTCATAGTCTCTACCTCTTGAGTTTCCCTCTGATACCTTATCCCAATCAAATACAAATGTTTCATCTAAATGAGGAACATATCTGCATGTCAAAGAAGCAGCATTTACATATGTTATAGGAGATGTTGATTTATCTACCACCACACCTCTTCTTTCATGTATATGACCGAACACATGCATTTTAGGTCTAATTGCATCTACAACCCAATTAAGCTGCTCACACCCAACATGCTGACCTGTATTGGGTGAACCTGTCATACCTACCTTATCAAGACGATACATAGGTGGTCCATGAGTTATTAGGATATCTGTACCATAAGGTATGAGATCCCAGTGTGGACCAATTGGGTCTTTTTCGTAATCCATATAGTCATATGGATCTATAGCACTTTCTTCAGATCTAGCTCTATTAAAAGCCCAGTCACAGAAAGCTGGCTGCACAGGTGATCCCCATATCTTAATACCTTCTACCTCACAGCCTGAATCGTTAAGATATATTACACCATGCTGTTTACAGAAATCTTCATACTGACCTGCATTTGAGGAGTCAAATCCCCAGTCGTGATTTCCTGCAATCATTATTTTATGTTTGTGAGGCAAACTACCATACCACTTAACAAAGCTTTCAATCTCACCACGCTCACCACGACCTGTAGCATCTCCAGCATGTAGAATTATATCCCCATCAGGTATGAGTATTTGCTTATGCTTATTGTGAGTATCTGAAATTGTTACTATTTTAAGTCCCATTAGTGAAGTCCCAGTTTTCTCTTTGGAGCCTTTTGAAAGGCTTCTTTAAACCTTTTTTTATGATCTACTAGTTGTTCTACAGCTTGTTTAATAGTAATATCATCTAGCTTAGATCTAACTACAGCTTCTTGAATATGTGCAATAGAAAACTCATTATCAGCAGCTAGTTGTGCAGCCTCTAACTCACTTTCTTCAAGCTTATCTTTTTCGGTAATAAACTTTAAAAGCTCTGCCATCTCAGTTTTACCTGGAGTTTTCATCTCAATTACCTTGTCGAATCTTCCAGGTCTATCGATAAGGGCTCCAACTGACTTTTCAGGATTATTTGTTGTAGCAATAATAAATGTAGGAACTCCTTTAAAAGGATTACCAACACCATCAAGAAAGTTAAGTAAAGAAGATACAGCAGCTCTCGGTCCGTAATCATCATCTACAGTACCGCCTTCAATATCTTCAATTACCATAATCAGTCTATTTACATCTTTGTGAAATTCAGATCTATTGAGAAAAAACTTGTTAACCGAATTTGCTCTAATATCAGATGTATCCCAAATAACTACTGAGGTGCCTTTTTCTTTGAGAGAAGATTTACATACTTCATTGATAGCACTTGATTTTCCAACACCAGGAGGAGAGCAAAGAAGAATAGCTCTTTTAGGATCTCTTTTTAATTCTTTATATACACCTAAATTATTGAAAAATCTATCTCTTTCTTGAATTATCATAGATGTATTATCGATAGTTTTAAGAAGAGTATAGTCTCTTAATTTAAAGCTTTCTAGTACTATTCCAGCGTTAGTGTCTGTCATAGTAAAACACCCAGGCTTAATAATATATTTCTTTCTAGTTTTTTCTTCTTCAGTGTGTTCAAATTGTACAATGTGGGTATCTGTTTGAATAGTAAGATCTGATTCTGGTAATTCTTTTACACTTTTGTCAGCTAGATCCTCTAGCTTGGTAACTCTTATTATTTTAAATCTACCAGTTTCCTCTGCCATACCATCTCCCTTATCAAAGAACTTCTTTAATATATCCATCTCTACTGATCATCTTTATATTCGTCAAAATAATCACTATCATCAAAGTCGTAATATTCATTATTTATACCAATTTCCTTACTCCAAATAAAGTCCTCATCACTGTTTGGTTTTCGTCTAAACAATACAAACATAGAATCATTATCAAATCTCTGGTATT